CTGCTTCCATTCGTCTGCGCGCTGGTCGTAGACGCCGTCGAACGCTTCGTTAAGAATCGGTTCGACAATGGAACGGAAGTCCGTACTGCGCATGGGAGTAGCCATTGACGGATCTCCTTAAACGGGGTTTTCAGTGGCGACGTACTGGTGCTGAGCGATCTGCACCTGAACGATCGTATACGCATCACCAGCGGTGTTGTTGATCGAGTTAGCGATCCCAACAACGCGGAGCTGCGCGGCGGTGGACGAAGACGTTGCTGCGTCCATGGTGCAGGTCGAATAACCCAGACCATTGGAGTTGGCGACGTTCGTAAAGTCAGCCTGCTGGCCAACTTCAGCCTGCGACACAGAGCCATCAGCCTGAATCTCGTACACGATGTACGGGTCCATGGTGTAATAGGCAATGATGTCGGTAGCAGCCGCATTGGCGGGCCAGCTAGGTGAGATCACCGGACGCTGAGCACCAGAGGGCTGATACTGGCAACCAGCGAAGATACCAACGAGGCGTTCGCCTGCGGCAGCAACTTCGATCGTGCCATTCGTGCCAATCTTCACGGGCTGGCCCGTGTAGATGTCAGTGTTGTAACCAGTCGCAATCGTACTGGCCATTTCACGGATAATGCCCGACGGGCTGTAAGCCGCGCGCATACCGAAGGGAGCATTGGTCGAGGACATTCTCGATTCCTTTTGCTAGGTGAGGGGGAACCGCCTTACTCGAAGACCGGGGTCGGCGGAGCTTCACGCAATGACGAAAAGCCATCTTCCTCCATCATGCGGCTCTTTGAGCCACGCGCACGCTCTCCCATGGAATCCATGTCAGAGGTGATACGCTCCTCTTCACGCAGCGGCGCGTCGTGATGCGCCTCTCGCATGATGCGGAAATAGAGACGTTCGGGCAGCTTGGCCGCGATCATCTCATTAACACCAATCAAGCCAGCATATTCGCCAGTCTTGAGTGTTGCGTATTCCCAACCCGGAACTTCTTCGGGCTTCACCGGCTCGTAGCCGAGACGGAAGCGGCCCTGAATAGGATCGCGAGGGTTGGTCGTGGTCAACCAGCACACATGATATCCGGGGATTTCCGGCAGATCAGGCAGTGCGCTTTGATAGAACGAGTCACGAAACATCTGGACACGGTCATCATCGGAAAGCTCGCGGCTCTCAGTGACTGCACGATCGTCCATCGCGCGGCTACGGCGACCCGTGTCGGTCGTTTTCTTGAGGCGGTCATCGTTACCAAGGTTCATAGCTCGCTCCTTTTCAGCGTGCAGATTTAAGTTCACGATCCACTTCTGAGTAGCGCTTCAACATGCGCTGCCGCAGAACTGGGTCATCCCAATAGCCAGCATCCTTCATCGCTTGTACGCGCTCGGCGCTGACAAAAACCTTCTTGGATCCCGGGGCACTGATGTCCCTAGACCCACCAACCGGCGGTCCACGCCGGCCCTGCTGAGGTGCAGTATACTCAGAATCGTCATCATCTGCAAAGCGGTGTGGAAGGCGCTCTGCAAGACGCCGATCAAGCTCTCTCCAATACTTCGGAGAAGCTGGGTCCATTCCCTCTGCAACGAGGCTGGAGTCGATCGCTTTGGCGGCGAGCGAGTCAGGATCGGTGCCATTGGCGCGGAACCAAGTGTTCTGTGAAGCCCAACGCTGCGCCAGTTCGGCAACTTCGTTTTTCTGCACGGGGGCAGGCTGCGAGAACTGGCTCTTCATCCGGTTGATCTCAGCCGCCTGTGCGAGCGCTTGATCGCGCTGGCGCAGAAGCTCAGGCACACGGCTGCCATCACCAATCTCAATGGCCTTTGCAAGGGCCTGTTCGGCCGTCTGCACGCCATAGAGAGCCTGCTGATAGTTCTGATCCAAGCTGCCCTTCTGGGCAGTGATGGCATGCGTCTCGACAGCCTCAAGGCGCTGCTGGAGCTGTCGGTTCTGCTCGATCAGCCACTGCATCTCTTCCTTGGTCTTGTCGCGGGCATAGCGCTGGTTTTCCTTGCGGCGCCGGCGCTCTTGACGCTTTGCTTCACGGCGAGCGTCATCTTCCTCATTGTGGGAATCTGAAAGTCGCTCGTCATCATTATCGTCTTCTTCAACCTCGGGGGCTTCTGGCGCTTCGCCACCTTCAGCCAACTCGACGGCTTCGAACTCTTCTTCTGGCTTTTCAGTGCTGTTCATGTCGGCCTCCATCAGACCAAAGTATTAGCTTGGCGAGGATCCTTGACCTTCGCAATGATGTTCAGATCATCAAAAATGGCGAACTGAACTTTGCCGGGATAAATATCCGTCTCTTGGCACGGAACCTCCCAGCGAATGCCGCCATATTTGGGGACAAAGACAAACTCACCAGCATCGCACCAAGTGCCTTCAGTCCAAGGCTCCATGGTGTTGCGGTTCTTGTATGCGAGGGGGCCAACGCCGATCACTTTGGCAACACAAGTGTTGTCGAGTTCGGTCTTGGTGGTGTCTTCGGGGATGTAGAAGCTGCCTCGCTTTTGGCGCGGGCGGCGGATCTGAACCAGAACGCGGGAGCCGAATGGGTCCACATTGGGTTCAACGATAGGAAAGATATCCGTGTTATCTTCCGTATGCTGTTCTGCTAACACGACGATGTTTGTCATGCTCTTCGTCCTTTTCATCCTGTGCTAAGGTCTCCTCAATGACCGCAATAGCGCGGCCCAGACCTGCGTAGATCCCTGCCCTGCGCCCGTACTCAAAGATTGAGCCGTCGCCGGGCTGCTCCATAGTCTCATGCGCTACTCGAGATTGTTCCTCGAGTAGACGCTTGATGATGATTTCTATCATATCCCCATCCTGTCAAGACTATTTCTTCCCATTAAAGGACTGAAGTCCTGACTTTGCACCCTTATCGTCCTTGCCGGACATGGTCTTGATGATGCCATAGGGCTTGTGGGGCTTGACCATGTCGTTGGTCATGTTCTTCGACGCGCCTGCCGGCTCGTTGTTGACTTCCATGCCCATTGCAAGGCGCTTGTGCTGAGGGAGAAGGCTGTAGTCCATGATAATCCTCACGGGTTCGGGTTAATGCCATGGCCGGTGGAGTATTTGCCTGCGCGCCCTTGTTCGGCCTCAAAGACTGCAAGTTCCTTCGCCGTGGTGTTGTCCTCACGGTTCATAGCAATGCGAGCAGCAATGTCTGCCTGCTTCTCCTGCTGCTTGATCTGGTCAAGCTGAGCTTCACGATCAAGACGGGCCTGATCAATTTGCAATTTGCCTTGATCGTAAGCGGCCTTGCGCTGGGTCTCAGCCATGAGCACCTGCGTGGGATCCTGCGGGCCCTTGGGCGCGAGCTGCTGCATGACTTCCATAGCCTGCTGAATAACAGGAGGCACGCCAGCCAGCGTCTGCTGGATGTCGGGCATGAAGCGCTGCGATGCCATGGCCAGTGTGCGGTCGAGTTCGGCCGACACATCGTGATCCTTCTTGCCCTCAAGGAAGACATCAAGCGGCACGCCAACAGCGTTGCTGGTCTGCTCATACATGCTGAGCGAGTACCAGTATGCCATGTGCTCCTTGATGTGCTGCAGCATGCCGGGGATCAGCGCAGGAGCGATGAGCTGGTTCATGCCGAAGATCGGGCTCTTCAGATAGTCCAGATGCACCTGCAGATGCGCCAGATGGTCCTGCATGGGGAACGCAGCCACGGGGCGGCTGAGCGTCATGGCGAGGTTCTCGTTGACTGCATTGAGCTCAATAGGCTCAGGCTTCTTCGCAAGAAGAGGCTTGTAGTCAGGGATCTTCATGCCCTCAAGGAAGCGCTCCTCGACGGCGCGTGCGTCGTAAAGATCAGGACGAGCCTGCGCACGTTGAACGATCGCCTGCATCTGCGCAGCGCGCTGCACATCAGAGAAGATGTTCGGGTCAGAAACGGGGATGACATCCATGGCGCCTTGGAAGTCTTTGGCTTTCGCCATTTCTTCGCCGGTGACGCGCATGATGTAGTCATCGTCGATGTGCTTTGAGTTCAAGCGGTGCAGAACTTTCAGCGTCATCTGCATGGCGAAGTGCAGTCGAGCATGAATGGCGGAGAACACCGTCATGCCTTGCTCAATCATCGCCAGCGTTGTGCCAACAGGCACATTGGGGTTCTGATCCTGCAGCTTCTCATAGGTCGTGCGCACAACACCGCGCGCCGATTCCGTCACAAAGCCCAAGAGCTGATAGAGCACAGCGTTCGGGGGATTGAACGGCACAGCCATGGCGATCTTGCGAACGTCATCGACACCAACGCCGCCTTCGATCTCTGTGACCTGCGTGGGCTCAATGCGATCGGTCTGGCCGCCGCGATTGCCGCCCTTCAGCTTCAGCATGCCGGGGAAGTTGTTGATGTGGGCACTGTCGAGCAACGCACGCAAAGCACCTGTAGCCGCTGCCGACAGTGACCCGATCATGTGCGGCAACCCGATTGGGTACGCGCCGCGCCATGGCACAAAGGGGAACTCGATCATGTGGACGAGCTCGTTCTGCTGCTCGTCATCAGGATCCCAGTTGCGATAGATCGACAGCACTTCCTTGGTGGTCTGATCGACCGTCACAAGGTAAGGCGCCAGACCGAAGTTGTCTTCGAAGTCGAGATAGCAAGAGATCTCGAACACGGTACGCAGACCGTCTTCGTTGTAGTTGTTCTGCTCCTTGCCTTCGATCTTGTTGTTGGCCTTTGCAGGACCAGTGAGCTCAGGCTCTTGCGGGGCAGTGAGGTTGATATCGCGATACATGCCTGTATCGACGCGCTTCTCAAACTCAAGGCGCGTCAGATACTGCACATGCGTCTTGCGCTCTGCGCTGTAGAAACTTGTCGCGCTATAGGGGAGATAGACATCGTCGATCGGCACGAAGAGCGCCATGGGGCGGCCCTTCTGCTCGTCCCACACCATCTTCATGTACTGCACACCACCAAGCGGCACCTGCGTGGTGAGTTGCTCGAGCTCAGAGCGAAACTCAATCATCTGCTGAGTGAGCTGCCAGTTCATGAAGCGCTGCTTGCGCTTGGCCTTCTCCATCTTTTCCTGCGTGACCTCGCCCGGAATAAACTCCTTCACGGGGCCGTTGGCAGGAAACAATTCTTTAATCACGCGGGACGAGAAGTCCACGCATGCTTCGGTGAGCATGGGATGCACGACCTTAGACGCACCTTGGAAGTCTGCGCCGCCGGGGGCGTCATCGCCCAGACCCGTGCGGCGGATGCCTTCTTCGTATTGCTTGTCGCGAAGCTTGCGGGCTTCCTTGTCGCGCTCAATGAACTCCAAGAGCTGCGATGCGATCGCCATAGCGTCGATGTTGGGCATCTCTTCGGCAAGGTTCACATAGAACTCTGCATTCTCAGCCTGATCGGGCTCGTCGAGCGTGACAACGGCTGAGCCGTCATCGTTTTCCTCAACGTCATCGACGGTCTGATCCATATCGACTTCGATGCCTTCGTTCTGGTCTTCCATGTCACATCCTTAGTGCTGACAGGGGCGATGATCCCAGAGCATACCCTACATTGGGATTCTGCGGTACTGGGGCAGGCACCTGCGAGGCGTTCAAGTTACGCATAGCCAGAAGAGGCGCTTCCACTTGCAAGCCCGGGGCTGCGGCCGCCGGTGATACTGCAACAGGCGAGGCGTGTGGCGCGTCAGATCCAACCAAATCGCTTGGGGATAAACCGGGAGGCTGGGCGACCGTCCCCACCGGCCCCTGACCGTCTGTATAGGCCATCGTGGGGAATGTCGATGTGGTGGGCATAGCCGGCGGGCTAAGAGGCGCAGCAAGGCCGCCTTCTGCGAAGTATTGATCTGCGTCGAAGTAACCGCCCTTGGCAGCCAGAGCCCCGTAATATTTGTACTCAGGGCCAGTGCCATATTGCGTGAGATCCCCCGTGGGTGTTGTGAGCGTGCGCTGGATCGGGGGCGCCACAAGGCCTGTCGGAGTTGTCGGAGTTGTTGGAGTTGTCGAAGTTGCAGATGCAGCCTGTTGGCCGCCAGCTCCACCGCCGCCAAGAGCAGCCAGCCCAAGCGCGCCCGCGCCCAGAAGGCCATACTTGGCCATGTCGATCGTGCTCAGATCACCGAACAGCGACAGCGGCGGCTTAACCACCGCTGGCGGCACTTCGGCCACCGGGGGAAG